TGCCCCGACCACTTCCTGCCACTGGCCGTTGCTGTGAACGTGGAGAGTCTTCATGGTTTAGTAGGCGTAAGCCTGCGCCCCCGTAAATGTGGTGTTGGTGACCTTGCCGTCACCAACGATCTGGATTGAGCCGTCAGATGAAAACTTGGCGAACACACGCCGATACGTCACGCCAGCCTCCATGCCGAACACGACAACAATCTGATCCGCCGGGGGTTTCGGAAAGTTCGCAGGGAGCCGCTGGACTGTGGCGAACGATCCGACGCTCGTCATGGTGTAGACCAACTCGCCACGCAGTTGGATCATGCCGTTCAGGACGCGGGCTTCGATCAAGCCCGACCCAAGGACCTTTGTGCAGGCAGTCCACGGAAGGTCATCGGGGACAGTCTTGCCGCCCGCCATCAGGGAGCGGACAAGTTGAGTCACATGGGCGTCGAGGTCTTTGGTGTCGGCATCGGCAATGAGAGCGGAAATCTCTGCCGCCTTTGCCACAGGGGTCGAGAGCCACAGATCGCCGTCCTTGCCAGCGGCAGGCTGGGTGTCCTGCTCATAGACCGCAGGCAGGTCTTCAGTCTTGGCATAGCCGTTAAGGTCTACCGTGCCCCCGGTGGCAGCGTTGGCAATGGCCTCGTCTACTTCCGTCTTGGTGTAGGTCGTGGCTTGGGGGGCCTTGAGGTCGATCCTCTCCTGCAACTGCCGTGCGGTCTCGGTGACGGCGAACAGCACTTGGTTCTGCACGGCATCGAGGTCGATGGCACCCTCGTCGCGGCACACCTTGATGGCGGCATCCACCTCGGCCTTGGAGTACAGCGTGGCAACCTGACCATCCACATACGCGGTCGTGGCATAGGCCGAGAGGTCAACGGTCTGGAGGCCACCACCCTGCAAGCCAGCAAGCAGCGCATCGACTTCGGCCGCGCTGTAGTAGTCCCAAATGCCGTTCGGCACCTTGAGAGATGACGGCTCTGTTCGGAACGGCGTGGGGCGGTCAGGTGCGGGCATCTTATTCGTCCACGATGGGAAGGAGGTAGGTCTTGCCACCAACACGCACGGGGATTCCACCAACCATCAGTGGCTGGTAGATGTTCTGGCCGTCTAGGGTCAGGCCGATCCAAGTGCCGTCGAGTTGCTGCGTAGTCGGCTGGTCTGCGAACTCCAGCAGCACAGGCAGCGAACCAGCGGACGACGGGGCCTCCAGCAATGGCAGGAGATACCGCTTGCCACCGACCGTTACGGGCACGCCACCAACCATGTATGGCTGGTGGATCTCCGTGCCATCGGCGGTTAGGCCGATGGGCAAGCCGTTGGGCTGCTCGACAACGGCAGCCCCGTCATAGACAGGCGGGCTGGTGTTGCTGTAGATGATCTCGGGAGGCGTACCCGTGGGGTCAATCCAGAGGTCGCCTTCCTTGAAGGTCCCTACAGGCTCAACGGTGGAGACGATATGCCCATGGGTCTCGCCACTGGAGATGGTGAGCCAGTCTGTGCCGTCCCAGATGGAGAGGGTGGCTTCACCAGGCAGGCCGGGCTCGATCCACAGGTCACCCGTATTGGTAGCCGTGGGGGCCGTGGGCGAGGTGAAGACCAGCACGGACTGACCTGGCACACCCTCCGGCCCACGAATGGGGCCTGTCGGGGTCCACTTGGTTCCGGTCCAGACGTAGCCGTCACCGATCTCGGCATCGGCCGGGGCACCTGGGGGCAGCGGGTCGCCCATGATCCAGAGGTCACCGGGCTCGGGAGCCACGGCGGGCGGCCAAACGTCAGCCACGCCCTTGATCTGGATGCCCTTGCCTGGAGGGCCAGCAGGGCCCGGAACCCCAGCGGGACCCCTGGCCATGAGATAAGGCAGTTCCGTCCAGCGGGTGCTGCCGGTGCCGATCTTGAGTTTCCCGTTGGGATACCCGAGTTCGTACCCAAACTCACCGGCTTCTAGGACGGGGTCGTTCTTCGTCCAGTTGTCAGCCGAGTCCTGACGGACCTTGATCCGCTGGGAGATTTTCTCGTAGGAGTCCGCGACATTGCGGACCTTGCCTTCACGATGGCTGGGTGGGACGAGCGACATTGAGGTGCCTCGCCCTTTTTATGTCCGCCTCTTCTTTCCGTGGGGCACATGACGCTGCTTGACCTTTGCGATTGCGTCTTTCAGGGACAGCGACGGGTTCTTGGCGATCTCTTTCTTGGCCAGTTCCTTGGCGATCCTGGGATTCAGGTCTACCCGAACGGGCTCCTCCTCCCGGGCATCAATGTCCACGATGCCCCGAACTTGCAGGTTCCGCTCTTTGGCCACCCGCCGGATGTCACCAACGTCGCTGACCCAGGCCTTGGGGTCGCAGTGGCCCAACTTATTGGCCAAGCCGCTCATGTACTGCTTGCCCGTGATGTCTATGCCTGCCGCCTTGGCTTCGCGGACTATCCTTCGAGCCTGGTGCTTCGGCAGGTCATCGAGCCAGTTGCCGTCCAGCCTGCCCTGCTGGAAGGCCCGGTCGGTGCCCCGGGTGCCAGGCGGCTGCTGGAGAGAACACATGACCGCGAACCGTTCGGTCTGCCCGTCAGCGATCATCTTCAGGTAGTGGTGCTGGACCTCGGGGGCGGCGTTCGCAATCTCGGGCGGCATGAAGGGCCGGATCATGGACTCAACTCCTGGGGAACCTGAGGTGGCTGCTCGGGCTGCACCCCGCCGCCGCCATCACCGGATGGAGACCCGCCTTCGCCTGGAGGAGGGGCGGTGGGCGGCACAGGAGGCGGCGGCGGGGGCTTGGGCACCATGAACTGACTGGCGTCGATGTCGAGAGACTTGGCCCACTCGGCAACCAGAGCGTTGAACGGCTCCACGGTTCCCATGGGGATGAGGCCCTGGAGGACCGGCCCAAGGGTCTGGACGGCCATCTGCATCTGCTCGACCCGGCTGGCCTTGTTCGGCTTCCGGGCACTGCCAGCCTCGATCCGGTAGTCGTACTCCCGGGCCAGAGCGTTGATGTCCAAGTTCTGGATCATCTGTTCCCAGACCATGGCACCCAGCGGACCCAAGACCGGGGCAATGTCCTCGGGGTTGAGGAGCCAGCGGGCGGCCAGGGCTTCCTTCCTTGCCAACATGGACATGGCATCTTCCAAGGCATTGGCCATGTCATCAGGTCTTACGGAAATCTGCTCTGACTTGACCTGTGCCTCCGCAGCACTACGAAACTGATTGCGGGTCATGCCATATGCGAGTTCTGTAAGTCCGACTCTCTTGTCGAACATATCCATAACCGCTTGCGTGATTTGCCATATTTCAGGCGTCACCTGCGGCATCTGGAACACCGACACGATGTCATCCACCGACCGGCCGAGGGTCTCGGAGAGTTCCAGCAGGGAGAACCCGTTTTCTTCGTGCTTGAGAATCTGGTCCTTGATGTCATCCCCAGCGGCCTTGGCAACGCCGACCATGGTCTTGCAGGACACCATGAGGCGGCCTGCCAGGAAAGACATTGCCCAATTCAAGAACTTCAATTCCGCCAGGCCCGGCTTCAAATGGCTGATCGGCCAGATGTACCCGGGCTTGCGGTGGAACTGGCACGGGGTCCAGGGCCAGCCGGTGATGTCGGCGTAGAAGGGGATCGGCCAACGGGTCTGGGTGAACAGGGCGTTGGGGAGGCCAGACTCGTCTGGCGGCTCCAGGGCGATCTCCTTGGGGCAGTTCAGTGGGTAGTCCACACCCTCTGCCACCACGATGTAGCAGTTCTGGCCCAGGGCATCAAACATCCCGGCGAACTCTTTGGGGGCTCCCTTGAGCGTATGGCCAAATCCCGTCTTGCTGTAAATCTTCCAGTAGACGATTAGGTCATTGGTCTTGCCGTTCCGCTTCTTGTGCTTGTACTCCCGGTCTTCTTCCTGGGAGCGGGCGACATGGCTTTCCAGATGGCCCTTGAGGTCCTCGCGGTTCAGGCCGTACTTGCGGGCCACCTCGTCAATCGGGTGAACGCAACGCCGGGCACACCACAGGATGTCCTCCTGCTCTTCGGCGTCCGGGTCCATGAGGAGGTTGTCCACCGAGTCGGCAAACGAGCCCACGATCCCGACCGGAGGCCCACCCTCTACCCCAGGAAGTTCCACCAACT